GCCCCTCAAAATCATCTGGAGTAACTACGATAAATCCACTCTTTTGCTGGAGCTGTGTTATGTACTTCTCATAATCCTCCTGTAAATACTTTGCTCCGTCTGTATCTGGTTTCTTTCCCAGAGTGCCAGATCCATTAAGGAGCCCCATGTTACTAAAGTGCTTATTGAGAGTATCGAAACGAAAACCAACCATAGCGGTACTCATCTCTCCAGAGTACATAAGGATCTTATAACCCATATTCCACGCCACAGTAGCAAAGTACTCTCCGATCCATGTTTTACCCACATTAGTACGCCCTGTGAGTACTACCAGATCCTCTCCCCAGAGCCAGCCATTAGTGATCTCATCCAGCTTAGGGATACCTGTAGGGATACCTATAAGCCCCTTTACCTCACAACGCTTTTTATACTCTGTAAGACGATCTCCAGCGTTAGAGATAATATCATAGCCATCTTTATTCCTGCTCACTGGTACGGATTTCTCCAGCTTTTCTATCTCCTCTTTGAGGTACTGAATAGCCTTAATACTATCCTCTTTTACTACCTTTGCTGTATCCTCAATCAGAGGCACCAGCTTAGTATATGTATAAGCCTCTTTGAGCTTATATACTAAGTAATCTGTACTCTCAGTAACCTCCAGCATTTGAAAATCTTTGAACCTGCCTAAAAAGGTTAGTTTATCTGGCATCTGCTTATAGCTGTTATAGTGCTCTACGATAAAGTGGATCTCATCCCTACAGGTAAGAAACATCTCCTCTATTACTCCGTTAGAGTGGAGGATTTCCAGATCTGGAGCATCTAATACCTTACAGAGTAAACTCTGCTCAATCATATTAGCCATTTATAATCCCCTCCTATCTCCGCTTGTAATTTCTACTACCTGTGAGGATCCTAATACTCTACTGGCTATCCGATCCCCTAACTCACTCCTAAGCTCCTCTGGAGAGAGGTTACTGGTATAGATCGTAGTAAGGTTATTAGATACTCTGGTATTTATGATGCTTACCATCCTCTCCCTTACCCAGTCCGTTACCCTCTCTGCTCCTATATCGTCTATGATGAGGAGCCTACAGGTTTTTATCATTCTTAAGATCTCATCAAACTCTGGATCTTTGTTATCATAGTTATCTCTGAGATCTTCTAAGAAAGTGGGGAGAAAAATATATAGCCCCTCATTTTCCAGCCCTGTATTAAACGCTATTTTTCTGAAAAAGTAACTCATAATCTTACAAGCCCATGAGGTTTTACCATTCCCTGTACTCTTTCCCCAGATATATAAGCCTCTGCCCTCATCTACCATATTGAGCACATCATTTTTATAGTTATCCAGCACTGTAAACGCCTCCAGATCCTCTCCATTCTCTGGCTTAAGAGCGATAGTATAACGGTATCTCTCTGGGATCCTGCTTAAATTGTATAAAGCTCTAAGCACTCTGTAGCCTCCGCATACATCACTACAGGAGCTTTTATCTTTCTGGCAATAATCACTTGCATAGCATTTCATCCGCTTTTACCTCCTTTTGAGTAATCCTAATCACAAAAGAGGTAAAAATTTAGAGGAGAGCTTTTACACCCTCCTCCAGATTACTAAAATACAATATCTTTACCCTCATCATCTTTAAGGGTATTACCGCTAAACTTTTTACTAACCGCTGTAGGCTTTCCTCCTGCTTTTTTATTTAGATCCTTTAATGGGTATATATCCTGCCAGCTATTGGTAATACTTTGATCCAGTATAGCTCCAGCTAAAGCAACATCCTCTCCAGCTAATTTTTTTAGCTTTGAGATGATATTTTTTAGAGCTCTGTTTGTTAGAGGTTTCTTTATGAGTTTACGCATTTTGATAAATTCCACTAACACACCTTTAATATCATCATTATCAACTAAGGAATTTATTATATCGTCAAAGCTCTCCTCTGGCTCTGTTTTGCTTTCTTTCTTTTTATCTGGTTTACTATCTGTGTTTATATCTGGTATAGGTTCTACATTTCTGTTGTTTGCATTTAACACTTTTGTTTCTTCCATTTCACAATTTTGTAAAATGCAATACCCCTCTTTTGTGATGGCATACCAGAGAGTACGATCAAAGGAGGCTTTATTGTAATTTCCAGTAATTACATAGCCTCCATCTATGAGCTTTCTTAGTGCATACTCTATCTGCCTCTCAGTGAGGTATGGAAACTGCTCTACAAAGGCTTTTCTACTGTTATAAGTCCAGTAGTAACCATCGTGAAAATGTTTATCATTAGCCCTGTTTTTGTCAATCCACCAGTAAAGATTATTTAGTATTACCGCTGGAGCTATCCCCAGCTTTTTAGCCACATTTATATTAAAACTGTGATCCATAATTACCTCCAGTTAAGGAGAGAGGAGAGATACTCACCCCCCCCTGTAAGTATTACTCCATCTCTGAGATGGTTTTCTCAATGTTATCACAAACCTCATCAAAAGCCTGTTTAATGATAGCCTCTCTCTGCTGAGGGTTCGTACCTCCATCAATCATAAGCTCCATTCTAACTGTAGGCTTACACCAGATACCGCTCTTATTTTGTACACTCATACCCAGCTCTACGCTGATACCTGCTACCCTTGCTGTAAACTCATTTGCCATCTTTGTTATCCTCCATCTCTCTTAAATTCTTTTCTCTGCGTGCCATTCTACGGTTATACTCCTCCGCGGATTTACAGCCCATCTTTCTAGCTACTACCTTTTTGTGGAGGAGGGTACCGTTATTTTTCTGGATCTGCCTCTGCATTTTCCTCTTGAAACTGCTCACTCTTTTCTGCCTCCATTTCCTCTACGCTGTGCCACACGTTATCCTCTGTTTCAATCTCACACTCTTTATCATGTGGATTGATAGTAACCGTTACATCACAGCTATTAGAGCTAAAGCTAGGTAATCCAGATCCGTAACCGCCATTACCTTTTACTTTAGTTCCTAAGGCGGTAGAGATAATATCCTCTAAGGATTTACCATTTACCTCTAAACCGTATCCGTGATCCGATACCTCAGCATTTGTAAAACTGATTTTAAGCATCCTGCTTACCTCCTTTTCTTTTGATACTTAACCTAATCACACAAACGGTAATTTTTTAGATAGCCCTCAAAATTAAGGACAAAAAAAAGAGGAGAGCTGTTACACTCTCCTCATACTTAGGGCTACTTTTTAAGTTTTGCTTTTCTCGGTAATGAGGCATAAGCCTTTATAGCCTCCAGATCCTCCTCATACCAGTATCTATAGCCTCCCTCATCTCTTACGCTGGCTGGAATAGCTCCAGCATCTTCCCAGAGGCGGATAGATTGTGTAGAGGCTCCTACCAGATCCGCTACCTCTTTTCTTGTATATACTCTTTTTCCTGTATCTGCATCTATTGTTATCGCTCTCATTATGTACCTCCATTTTGAGTTATTATACCACACCTGTATATTAAATGCTAAGTAATTTGTTAAGGATGGTTTTAATATCCTGCTTAGATCCTTTACCGTCTACTACTCGATCAATAAGATCTTTATTTTCTAACAGATAATCCTCTACTGCCTCATCTATTGTACCCTTAGCCACCATAGAGATTACATTTACAGCCCCTACAGTACCTATTCTGTGGGCTCTATCCTCAGCCTGTGCATTATCTCCGCTATTCCATGCTTTATCCATAAAAAATACATAAGAGGCTTTATTTAGAGTTAATCCAGTACCCATAGCTCCGATAGTTCCTATAGCTACTTTACAGTGTGGGTTAGTCTGGAAATTGTCTACTAATCTCTGCCTTTGCTCTGGAGGTACCTCTCCTGTAATTACAATCGGATCATATTCACTAAGCTCTATCCCCAGATCCTTAGCTATCGTGCTCCACTGAGAAAATATGATAGCCTTGTGACCGTTAGGGATAATTTCCTCCTCCAGCATCTCCTTAATACGATCCAGCTTAGGGCTATCATCTGTTAAGTTAGGATTACCGCTGGTAAGCTGTCTGAGGCGGAGAGTACAGTTAAGCGGATTAACAGAGGCTAAAATATTCTCCATATCCGCTACAATGCCATTTTTAATATCCCTGTACTGTTTTTTCTGAGCTGTGGTAAGTTCTACATACTCAGTACTGTACAGCTTAGGAGGGAGATCTAGTACCTCCTCTTTCTTTCTTCTAAGCATTACAGTATTTAACTCAGCATTGAGGCTATCTAAGTTTTTATATCCGATTACTTTATAGCCTCCGAAACCACCCATAGTACAATAGGCATTTCTAAAACTATAAAAGGATCTCCTCTCTACTCCCAGCCATGTAAGGATATTCCACAGATCCTCCGCTTTATTCATCGGAGTACCAGATAATCCTATCTTAACTGGAGCTTTCAAAAATCTAAGAGCTTTTCCCTGTTGAGAGCCTCCGTTTTTAGCCTTGTGGATCTCATCCACAATAATAGCCCCTATATATCCATCCTTAATCCCCAGATAGAGAGCATCCTGTATTTTCTCATTTCTGAGGCTCTCAATATTGATAACCCCAAAATAAGAGGAGCCTCTGTACCAGTCATTTAGCTGTTGTACTCTAACATCCATTGTCTTACCGTCTACCATTACACAGCCCTCGTTAGAGTGGATCTGGATCTCTTTCTCCCAGTTATATTTTACAGAGTTTACTCCGCATACAATAAGGGTTTTAATGAGCTCTTTCTTTCTGGCTACACAAATATCAATACTCTCCTTTGTCTTGCCTAAGCCCTGCTCATCTCCGATAAGTAAAGAGTTTTTCTCCATTCCATAATTAAAAGCCTCGATCTGATGAGGGAGGGGAGCTGTCTTAAAATCAAAATCTCTTACAGGCTTAATACCCTTTAGCCTCTCCTGTGTAGCCTCCCTTTTATCCTCGATCTCCTTAGTATTGAGAGCTTGTACTACAGCCTCCTCACTTTTGATATTGCTAAGCCCTACTTTCTCTATGAGAGCTGGTAGCTCATGTGCTGGGATCTCCCACGCTCTATCCTCTGGTAAATATCTCCGATCTTCCAGCTCTTTTACCTTAGCTACAGTAGTGGGATCGTATCTAAATGAGATCTTAAAAGCATCATCAAAATAAGTACCTTTTTCCAGTTTTTCTACTGTTATCATAAAAATTAACCTCCTGTGTTAAGTCTTTATATAACTTAATCACAGGAGGTAAATATTTTTAGATAACCCCTATATAATTTAGGCTACTAACTGCACATAGAGCTCCAGTTTTCTAGTACAGTACATATAATCCTCTAAGTAGTGGATCATACTTTCAGTATGTATCTTGGAACATT